CGCCAGACGTACCATAATAATTGAGGAAAATCCCTGTATGAGTAGTCCCGCTAAAGCCATCTACAATGCAGTTTCTAATTGTGCTTAGCGTGTTGCCGGTGACGTAGCCTGCATCTATAGCTCGGTTGTTGGAATTAGTTACATCGGTGGTGGTGATGTGACAGCCGTCCATTAAAATATCGACATTAGTCCATTGAACGCAGGCATGACCATCACTGGTAGGATTGTGTTCAACCTGTAAGTTCCATAATTCAATATCGGTTAAGGCTAAATTAATGGGCTGATAACTACTGCCCGAATGACGATATACGCTAGTGCTCCATTCAGTCGAGGCCCGCCCGGTGGAGTCATAATCCCGAATAATGATCTTGCCGTAATTGCTAAAACCGTTGATTGTGACATTGGTCGTATCTGCCGATCCGGAGGTGCAGCGTAACTCAGCGACCGGATCATCAGCGCCCATGTCAGCGCCCTCAGCGGCTTCCCATGCGCTCAGGCTGGCGTAGTCCCTTGCTGGGCTGCCTCCAGTGTCAGGATCAACAATGGATATAGACTCAGCCATTAGTCCGCGACCTTATCCCGAATGTATCCGTTATACGTGGCTAGATCGGTGTCCATGTACCCGCCTGCGCCTTCGATGGCATTCATAACACCGTTGCCGACATACCAGCGATTTTTACTAGTAACGCCGCGCGACATAAACTTTACATCATCTAGAAATTTAGTCCTGACCGTGGCGCGTGTTACATCAAACACGATCACGGTTCCGGTATTGCTGATCACCGTGCCACCCTCGGCCATAACTCGACGCTCAATAGTGGTGGAGTTTTTACCTGTGTAGTCGGCTTGGACTCGGTGAATGCCGCCCGCCTGGGTGTAATTTACCTGGGTAAAACCAATCTCGGACAAACGGACAGGATCAACACTCCAAAAACCCTGAGAAATAATCGCCTGATAAATATCAATCTCAAAGTCTATTTGATTCTGAGTGATAACCGGGGTTGATGCGTTCCAGGCTGCTAACAGTGCATTAATTCTGGCTAAAGCCTTACCGCTAATCCCATCTACCAACGTACTCGCAAGGGGGTTGGTCATTCTGACATTGTGTCGGTCTTGCGGGAGATTAGAATTTAATACTGAATAATCTAATTCAAACAACCATCTCTGGCCGTAATCTTGAAAAGTAAAGTCTGGGCCCACCGTGGGGATCGGGGTGCCTAATAGCGCGTCGGTGACGTTAGCCACCACAAAAGCGGCTTCTTCTTTAGGGGTTAAGGGTGACCCATTGGCCCGGATCTCGACGCAATCCCCTCTAAAAACTGTCCCGTTAAAGTTATTTTCGCGCGCGTGGAGTGCCAGAGCCATAAAGTTTATCCTGTAATTTCTTGAAAAGGGTTTTTAAGTCTCTGCCCCTGGCATTGGTAGCAATATGCCCCTTTCTTTCCGGGGTTTCTCTGTTTTTTAGCCAATCTTCGATTAAATAGCTCACCCCATGCGCCCATACATGACGCTGATCATCAGCGCGTAAAAGAGATACACAAAAATAAGCCCGATAATTTGATGAAAGGTTGACATAGCATCACCTGCAAAAAAAGCCCGCCGAAGCGGGATAAATTCAGGATTGAGCGATATTACAGGGGGTAGAAATAGATATTATTGAATATTAGCAAAGTGTGCGGTTATTTCAACTGTTTATATAATGTATTTTCAATCGAGTCTATGCGGTTTCTTATATTCCATCTTTGCACATTAAAACGCTTGGCTATCTCGGCCCAACCAAAGCCCATGACCCGTTTCATGATTAGAATATTCTTATCGTCTAACGGTAAAGTCTCAACCGCGTTATTAATCAAGATCAAGTTATGTTTAGGCCAGTAATTCGACTCTATTCGCCCCCCTGCTCTGATAGCGGCCCCTTGAGCGCCTAATTCAATACACCGATGCAGGGTAGTGCTTGAAGGGTAGGCCGAGTCTGTAGTGATTTCAGCGACTAACGCACACCAATCCATTAGCAGGCTGTCAAATTCTTTGCGCCTCATGTCTTCTCGTATGGTCCCAAATGGTTGCCTATTGCCACCGCCCCGCAATCACGGCAAGCGAAGCCCCTGATAATCTTCATACCTTTCCGCCCTGTCTTAGCACAATCATGAAACCAGAAAACGATTTTCTGATTAGGGTCGCGCAACTTCTCGATCACCCCTTTCAGAGAGTCGTCTTTAACCGGGAAAGGAATGATTTTAGCGGTCATTAGTGTTCTGTCTCTTCTGCCGGGAAATCGTCCTCGCTAATCAGCCCCAGGGAAAGCAGCATTTCAACCACAATATTGATATTTTCTTGTGCTGTCTCGGCCTTGTGGGTTGTGGTGCGGTTTTCGCGCATCATCTCGGCCTTGAATGCCTCAACGTCTGCCCTTAGTTGTTTGATTTCTGAGTCCATACAAGATCCTTGATAATGTAAACCTGATCTACCCATGCTATGGCTATCACCAGAATAATCGTCCAGAGTAAGTATAGTTCATAAGCATAGACAGGGTTTATGACTGCATTGACCATAAACGGATAGGTTAATATTGTTATAAATAACAGGGCAATAAAGTCCCATGTTTGGCGGTTAGTCACTGTCTAAGTCCTTTATTTTGCTTTTCATGTCTTCGATCATTTCTTGATAATCCGCTATCGTAAATTTGACCGTGGTTCGGCTTAGTTGTCGAAGCTCATCCACCACTTTCTCACCGTACCGCCCTGCCATATAAGGGTAGTACTCCGCCCCGTTACCACCGAGATTAATATTGCAGCGGTAACACTGGGAGTGGATATTTCTGAGGTCGAAATAGGTGGCGTTTCCTTGGGCTCGGGGGATAAAGTGTCCGGCTTGCAGGGATTTCCATGAGTCGATCCGCCCGCAAGTACAGCATTTTGACACCTCCGAACCCATGCCTTTGCCTTCGCCAGCTTGAAATTCTGCACAATCTCGTTTTCTAACGTACTCACTTGTCAGCCTCCATAGTTTCTTTTTGTAGTAGCTAAGGTTTTTTTTCGCCATGTCATTCCTGATCCCCTTGATAATCATTAGGCTTATTTTTCCAAATAAATCCGCATCTTGTGCATGTTTTTTCCAAGTGCTCCGGCACACAAAAGCTAAGACCTGGGAGGCTAGCGTAGCGTACAGGGACCCATTTTGTACCAGTGATATTCTCACCGCATTTTGGGCATTCTTTGAAATCATCAAATTTATAGATCATTCTCTATCCTCCGGTATATGGGGAAATTCTACGTCTATATCGTAATCACAAAACTTCTCGTTCAAGTGCGCCTGTAATACCTCATAAATCCGACCAGGCTCACCACTGGTCAACTCGGTTGTGGATAACTTCTGGGTTAGTACTGTTTGAATTGGTCGCCAGAGGTAGTTTTTCACCATGTCCTCATTCCAGGCAATCTCTACGCCAGGCTTTAAGACTTTTTTCATATCTAATCCATTGGCGTTTAGCTTGTCGGCTAATAGCCTGAAATAGAGGTGAAGCGCTCGGTTTTGTTGGTCAGTGCGTTTCATTTAAACAACGCCCTAAGTATGTCAGCCAGCCTTTCAGCGCCTTTCCGGTCTTTGTACACCTGACCACACTGTTGATCACTTTCCCGTCCTGTCCGGTTATCTGGTAGCCGCCTTGTGTGGGTTTAACTTGATACATGCTTAAACTCATGCCTCTTAATCGTTGTCCCAAATACCCGGCGCCAGTCCTTGCAACAGGTGTTACACCAACGCGGGGTTTTATAGTGCGGGCTGGAGGGTATAATCCGGTCACAAAATATACAGTTTTCCCGGTCTTCAACGTTAGGCTTCATAATTCACCTTTAACCTATATTCAAACAATCCGCTAGGCTTCATACGGACTCCAGAAATCATAATTGCCCCACCATGTGTGAGGCACATATTTACAAATAATAGCCAACGGTACACAGATTGAAATTGTGGTATAGCCGGGGTTTTGTGCTTTTGCTAAGAAAAACCCGGCCTCTTTGTTTTCTGCGTGTGTTTGCCATTCTGGGCGGTTTTCACTTAAGACCGCTTGCAGGGTAGGATACTCAAGCAATAAAAGACGATTAACATCCTGCCAGCCATAAGCCAGCCAGGTTGAGACCTGATCTTTAACCGCCCACCCTTTAACCTTCCCCTCAAAATTCGACCATACCTCAAGCGCGACATCGGGCCGATATTTACTCCTTAACTTCTCTTCGACGCCAACCCAAAAGCCCTCAAAATCAATCCTCGTATCTATACCTTTTTTCTGCCACTGGACATTTTTAACCCTGTGGTAATGTTTAGCATCAGGCCATATTTTTCTATAAAAAGGCAAAAACCAGCCCGCATCGCGCTCCGATTGATCGTGTGATTCTCTGAAATTATGCACTCTGATTCCCCCATGCGTCCCAGTTGTCTCGGGCATTCCTGGCGAATAACTCGCATTTTTTTATCTCGGGGTACATAGCCTCAATCATTTCATAAACTTCATGGGGTTTCTGGCTGTGCTGGCCGCGCGGAAAGCTAAATAAACTAGCGGGCCTATTTTCAGGTAATGGCGTTGGAATGCTGCCCTTAACCGCAATCAATAAAAGCTCGTGTTGCTGCCTAAAGTAATACCCCATTCCCATTTTTTGCTTATCCCATATCGCGCATGTACGGTAAGTGAATCCCCATGCGTTAATGACCTGCATACTTTCTTCAAGCTTTGGGGAAGTTGCCCACAGAAACAATATGCAATCATCGGCGGCAGGGACTTCCAGTGCTTTAATATCTTCAAGCGGCATAGTGGGATATTGATTCTCTATCGCTCGGCTTTCTGTTTTTACGTGTTCATAGCGCCAGGGCGGATCAACATACAAAAGCGAGTAGACCGAATCGGGTAAAGCCTGATTGCCCTTTTCTATTTCTTCTATCTTCTCTTCTCTAACCTTTTTGGCTGCTACAGTCTTAAGAATTTCTGTCGCGGTTACTGGTTTTTTCTGGCTCTTTTTTTCTTCAATGTAGTCATCAATAACATCATCAGAGAGAGAGGCTATTCGCTCACATCGACTCGCTTCTTGTTTTGAAATCCCGGCTTGCTTCAATACCTCTTTTTTACTTGGTCCGCTTGGTGGACTAAGTTCTGTCCTAGTTCCCTGCTTAGTTTCTATCTCTCTTGTTAGCTCACCAATCCGCCTAGCGGCTCTTACCTTAATTTCAGCAATCCAAAATTCCATGTCAGTGTCATGCTTTTGCTTTGCGTATAACTTAAGTGCAGTCATTTTGTCGCTAATGTCTTTAATTTCATCAAGACTTTCACATTCTGCTAGCGCCTGTCTTGCTGCTTCATATTTAATTAATTGCATAATTTCCCCTTAACTCGGTTTATATTCTTTGTGACTAGCATGACTTACCCTTATTTCAGGCTCTTGTTTACGCCTGGGGATCGGATCGTCCTCAAACCGTTCCCGATTCAGGTACGTGGTCGGCAGAGGTATGAAACATCGCTCTATTCCTATGTATCTGGTTTGACAGTCATCAATCGCTTTACGCTGTTGCTCAAGGTTGAGCTTTTCAAACGAGGTCCGCGCTCTTTTCTTGTCCTCTTTTCGTGGGTAGTGTTGCCAGAATTCGTCAAACATCAACCTTTACCATAAACTCTGCGCAAAATGATGAGCTGAACCTTGAGCCGTCCTCATTATCCAATGCAACAACCTCGCTTCCGCATAGGTCTCTCGGATTCCCTGCAACTGTAAGTATTTTATCTTCATTTCCATCGGCCTCCATGCAATTCTGGATTTTCACCTTATCTCCGATTTTTAACTTTTCCATCACTCTCTCCTGTTAACGGGTTTTGATCTTGATTTTTAGGTATTAACGACCATACCCAAAAAAGTACATTTCTTGCTGGTAGCGTTTTTTGAAACAATATCCCAAGTGTGCCAGCGCCTTGCTTGGGGGGCGTGTCGAGTGTCGACCTCGGCTCCTGGGCTATTAACTCCCAGGCCAAACCCCGCTTGCCGGTTCTCAGTCCCGGTTTAACTGCACAGATTTTTTGCCCTTGCCTTGTGAGGCCGTGGCGATATATAGATAAGAAGCTATGGATTAACAGAAATTGATAGGCTATAATCTTTCCATAGTTTCTTACTTTCGCAGGTACAAGACTAGTCCACCCATCGCTAAGGCGCAAGTGGAAAATAGCCCTCGGTTTCTCCGGGGGCTTCTTTATTTCACTCATTGCTGTTGTCCTCTAATAGCTCAGGGTTTTCGTAGATGTTGCCGATGATTTCTAGCTCGTTAACCTTCCAATATTGCCACTGAATATCAAAATTATGTTCAGTTGGAACACTTGAAGTCCTAACCGAAAACCCACCTGGGCCAAAATCATGCGGCGCTCGGAAAATATCCCCCTCATATATCTCAACACCATTCTTGTCCTTGAGGCCGGTGTATTGCATTAGTTTGCACCAATCCAAAGGCATGGAATAAGTTTTAGCTATACGCTCAATAGACAAGTCACTATCCATTTTCTTTTGGTTATACCACCACGCTCTAAACTTAATCTCTCTCATTGCTGTTGTCCTAACTTCCTTACCTGTCGCTCAATACGGGCATACTCTATGCTGTTGCTAATGCCGACGATTAACCAAAGGGGGAGCCAGATCCCGAGCGTTACAACGCTTAAAATCAAGTGTAAAACGTGGTTAGTCCGATACTTGGCTAGTTTTTGGGTTAGTAATAGTATTTCTGTGTTCATGTTTTTCTCCTGTTATTTGTTTATGCCCTGCTTATATAGCTGGGCTGCACGTTGCCGGGATACGCCTAGCGCGTCGCCGATTTCCTGCCAAGTCTTGCCCTTCTCTCTGAGCTTTATCACTCTATTCCAGCGTTTGTGGAATTGTGCCAAAAATTTGTCGCGCTTCATTATTTTGTCCTTTCAGTTAACTGTAAGAAAATCTTACCGTAAGGCTTGACAACTGTCAAGTGTTATGTTTTAATTGTTTCCAGGCTAAACGAATAAAGCAGACAAGGGGTAAGAAAATGATCCACCAGACTAAAGTACTAAAAACATTACTTAAAAATAATGGTATTAAAAGGCGCGGCAAACTGCCTAGCGTGCGAACTAAAAAAACGCCTAGCGGCGAATGGGGCCAAGCAGTATCACATACTGATGCGCTGACTGATGATCAAATAACGCTTCTTAAAAAAGAGAATGAATACCTAGAGATTTATAACAATATCGAACATGGGTTTGCAATAATTAAACACTAAACAGCAAAGCCCCGAAAGGGGCAAGGGGTAGAAAATGGCGGTTGAATTAACAGAGCAAGAAATGGCACTAGATCGAAGGGCCGAAGAGATCAGAGCCGAGCTGTTTGAAAGCTTCCCTGAGTTTGTGGAGTGGCTGGCCGAAGAGTTCCCGTATACTACTGGCGCTGAATTGATCCATGAATTACTAGTGAAGGATTCGCCGCTCGGCGTTGGGATTAAGTTAAATAATAAATACTACGATTATTGCGAGGCGAAAGCCTACGAATTAGCGAGAGGGGAAGTGGTATGAAAAAGCATATCTATAAAGCTCTATATAACGCTTTATCCTGGGGGTTTTGGGGATTAATTGGGCTTTCTGTTGCATATACGTTTTTTATCTGGACGCCCGTTAGTATATATACAGAGGCGGAATGCTTACGAGAAGGTTACCCAGAGCACAGGGTCTCAGTCGGGCTAGAAAGGTACTGTATGACGCTTGATGGCACCATCACGGTAAGAGTAGACAAGCAAGGGGATTAACATGAAACAAGACTATAAGCAAAAACTAATAGACAACGGTTATTCCGTAAGGCATGAATCGTTTAGTGCTACCGCGTTAGGCTTGGCGATATTAATTGGGATCGGCTTCTTTATTGGCTGGCTGTGGTTTAAGTTAATGACGGGGGGTTTGATATGAGCAAATCAGAATTAACTAATATTAACGACACGCCCTTAGAGCCTGTCTTAGCCTTTGATCCATTCGCCATGCTGTCACAAGCAGTAGACAAAGGCGCAAGCGTGGAGACTATGGAAAGGCTGTTAGACATGCGCCGGGAATTAAAGCAGGAAAGAGCGCGAGAAATGTTTTTTGCTTCCCTTGCCGACTTCCAGGCGGATTGCCCTGTGATCAAGAAAGATAAGGACGTCATGGTCAAAGGGACTAAGCGGTATAGCTACGCACCACTTGAAAGCATTATTAAGCAGGTGGGCCCAATCCTACAAAAGCATGGATTCAGCTACACCTTCAAGACCGTACCGGGATCGGATGAGGTCAAGATTTGCTGCGATGCTTACCATATCGGTGGTTATGCTCAAGATTCATGTTTCTCTATTCCAATCGATCAGGGATCGTTTATGTCAGACGCGCAAAAGGCCGGGTCGGCTAGTACGTTCGCAAAACGTTATGCTTTCTGTAACGTTTTTGGAATTTCGACCGGAGATGAGGATAACGACGGGGCTGATGCTGGGCGCCACCAAGTTGATGAAGGGGTGTTATATCGCCGCTTCTCCCAGCAAATGAAAACAGTCATGGATAACATTGATACTGTGCTAACCATTAAACGGGCATTAGCAGAGGGAGAAATGGACGTTGCAGCGGAAGCCTGGGGGGAAGTCTGCACAGATATGGCGGTCTATCAGGATCTAGCCGTTGCACCCACTAAGGGCGGCTGTTTTGACTTGTCAGAGAAAAAGCTGATGGGGTCGGATGAATTTAGAGAAGCCTTAGCTAAGTACCGAGAAGGTATGGCAAAGCATGAAGTTTAAGACCTGTACAAAATGCCAAGAGACTAAACCGGACGATATGTTCCGCCCTGGTAACTTGGTATGCAGGAAATGTACTAACAAGCTAAGCCGGGAACGGCACTGCAAGGGAAGTTTTAACTATGAGGATGGCCTAGACTGGTCGTTCCTTTATTCGTCCATAATGGGCAAACAACCAAAGAGGAAGTAGAAATGAAAAAAGCAATCTTAACAGTAGTTTTATCAATAGGTTTAATCGGTTCCGCCAGTGCCACGGCTGAGAAAATGCCAGTTGTAACAGGTAGCGGCGGCTTCTCTAACCTGTCAGGTGGATCGCAGTTTGTCGCAGGTGCAGCGGTTGCGTTGGTCGTGGCGTATGCCATCCAGCAAAACAAGTACACCTGCACTATTAGCAAGACCGCGCCAAAGCCTGGCACGAATTACACCAACGAAAAGAGTACGTGTGTAGTTAAGTAAGTGTTATGGGTTGTCTGAAAATGCGCATGTGGGTAATGACCGAAGGGCAACCGTTCGGGGCTAAAATCAGACAGCCCACCCTTTACGGAGCAGGGTGCTGATTAAGAGGGGCTTAATTGCCTGCGAGTATAAACGATGAAAGCTGTGCAGTTGGACGCAGCGTCAGCACCCAGCCACCCTTTAACAAAGGATAATGATATGACTAACAAACAATTAACAGAAATCATAAAAGCAATGATGTATTCAAGCGGCCTAGACCCGCTACTTGAAGAAGATTTTTATCAAAATTTAACTGGCACATCTATTGGGCAATTTTTAGAGGGTGTCGTTAGTTATTTTGATTTAAAACGGGATTCGTGGGTGGTGCATTTTGTAAACCTTGAGTATTTGGATTCACCATCAGAAACAATTGAATTTTTTATTAAAAATAAGCACGTATTGTTTGGTGAGTAACAGGAGAGAGTCATGTACAGCTTAGGTGAAAAGACAGAATTTACCTCAGCCGACTTAAAGCCTGAAACGGTTTATATAATCGAAAGCAAAGGGCTGGAAATTATTGTGCGCGAACAAACACTAAAAGAATCAGCCATTGAAGAAATTAAAGAACAACCTTTTTTCTAGGAGTAAGCCATGAAAATATTCGGGTGTTTGCATCCACAAAACCAACCTAGCGGTGAGCATTTCCTTGCTGCTAAAGGAATATCTTGTTGGTGTTTTTATTGTAGATGGACAGTCAAAAAATGTAAGGCTATCGAAAAAGTAATAGAGCAACCTTTTTTCTAGTAGAGAGTCATGGACATAGAACAAGCTATACAGGAATTAGAAACCGCTAAGCGCGATCAATCACCTGAGACACAGGCAGAGATTGATTTGTTGATTGAGAAGTTGAGGGATAGCGAATAATGATGGGCCAGAATCTAAAAAAACTAACCGAAAAAAAGCCTCGATTATTTTACTACGAGGAAGCGGTTGACGCATGGATTCCTGTACCAGAAAAGATAGAGCACATAATAGATTTAGAGTCCCACTTCGGCCATGACGGTGAAGTGGTGGAAATTCTATTTAAACGATTAGATCTATCTGATTTAGAAATGGAAGACTTAAAAGATGAATAAACAAAAAAGGATAACAAGCCATGACAGACGATGAGCTGAATAAGAAGCTGGCAGAGGCTATGAATATAAAACCTGAGAAAGTAAGAACGCAATCGGCGAGTCTTCTACCAGAAGTTAGCTTTTTTAATCCAGTCAACTACAAAGACCCGGCCATCTTCGCTGAGAATGTTAAGTGGCTTGCTAGAAAAAACCTGCATCTACAGCCGGGAGCATGGGAAGGCTTATTTGAAATAGTTGGTACTGATTGGGTTGTTGAAGATGAAGATCCTTGCAAAGCCGTAGCGTTAGCACGTATAGAGGCAAGCCAACATGAGTGAGCATAGACCTGTAAAACATTATAAAACTTTACCGGAAATCATCCAGGCACTTAGTCCAGGAAAGGTAGGTAACGCACAAACTTATGTTGGTAAACAATATAATAAAGAGGCGCTGATTAATGATTTACAACGCATTGATTCTTTGCACCACCCCCCCGAAGTCGTTGAGCTGGCTATGCAAATAAAAGTTATTGAAAATATACAGCCTCGAACAGAAATGGCGGAAGCAGTGAGGCTAAATCAACTAGAGAATTATGCTACAAGACTCGCCACACTCATACTAAAGGAGAATGAAAGTGAGTAAAATATTGATATTTATAGCCAAGATAATTGGCCGGGTATGGGTGTTTGCCTGTGTTCCTTTTCGGGCTTATGCACGTAGTGTGGTGTATAGCTATGTGCTGCAAAACGATTTGCCATTAAAGCGATTGTATGAGCGCAGCCCAATGCTTGTAGATGGTAAGGCCTGGATGCTTCAAGATATTCACGGGGTTGGGCGTCTTGGTCATGTTAATAAGCGCAAAGTTAACAAGATACAATTCTATCTGGTAGTAATATTTATCTGGGGCTGGCTGGATGATGACTCAAATGAAGACACGACGGACAAGGGCTATATTGAAACCTTGGTGAAGGGTCAGCGCAAGATTAAACCTTACACCATTACTGATTTTATCCTATCCAGAAACATCGACAAACTAGCGAAGATTGATTTCAGTCAGGTTACTTATGGCAATGCGTTTGATTTAGGTGATGTTCGGGGTGAGCGCCCTTTTTATAATTTCTGGGCGACACTGGCCTGGAACAATCGCAACACCGCTATGAATTTCCAATACCTTTGGATGGATTACTGATGGAAAAGATACCGTTAAACCCTGATAGACTACTAGCTAAGGTTAGGATTGATCCAGATTCTGAATGCTGGGTATGGACTGGCGCTTTAATGCCAAACGGTTACGGCGCATTCACGGTGAAGATAGACGGAAAATGGAAAAGGTGTTATCCGCACCGAATATCTTATGAAATACATATAGGGGAGATTCCAAAAGGATTAGATATTGATCATTTGTGTAGGAATAGGGCCTGCATTAATCCTGCTCACCTGGAGCCAGTTTCTCGAAGAGAAAACCTTGCTAGAGGCGAAACACTTATCGCCAAACAGCTAAAACAGACGCACTGCAAAAACGGGCATCTTTTGGATAAAAGCAATCTTTCTGCTTACAAGCTAAAGAAAGGCAAGAGAGAATGCCTAACTTGTCACCGCGAAAGAGAAAGGAAAAGGCGTCAAGATTTACGCGGCAAGGCAGCAACTAAATGACCGCCAAAGTAAAAAGCTAAAATACCACCAGCCCAAGGGATAAATTTGCCCGCCATCTCTAGCAAGAAATTTGCATAAGGCTCGTTAAATATATAAATAACTGCGCCAGCTAACGCAAATAGCATCGTTGGGCCGACCACCATAAACGCCAACCAACGACGGGTCACCGATCGGATCGAGTTTTCATCGTAGGCAATTTCGGCGAACTTAATCACGGTCTCAGCCTGTTTCTGTCTAAACTCGGCCTTCTCTTCGTCGGTAAAAAAGAGCGCGTCCAGGCCGTTGTAAATGCCTTTAGCGGCAGTTTCGACCACCGTGTCGGTGCTCTTACTTGATCCAAATAATCCCGTTAGCCAGCTAATCATTGTCAGATACCTCTAATTAAGCGCATGGAACCCGCGCAGCTCTTTGATGTGTTGTGTGTTTAATTGGATGGCCTTCTCTAAATGTTGACAGTCACAGGTCTTAACGTTGACAACTTTGGGTTGAGATGTTGACAACTTTGGGCCTCGCTGTGCCACTGAAACATTATGCGCCAGGGCTTCGTATCCGGTCTTGTAGGATTTTACCTTATTGCTTTGTAAGACGTTGCCTACGCCAGACGATACAAGCCCGATCAACAGAGTCAGAATAGAAAGCACCGTTTTCCAGTTTTCAAGGCCGAGCTTTATCCATTCGTATGCTTTAGCCATTAGAATGTGATATTAGCGGTTACTCCGCCGCTAACTTCTCCGCCTTCTTCAAAGGTAATTTGCCCAGAATACAAGGTCTGGTTATGGGTAAAGGCTGTCCCAACGGATCCGGCTATACAGTCATCCCGTGTAGCACCTGATACAGAGAGTTGCTTTTTGCTGGTAATATAAAATTGATGTTGGCCTGCCGCCATTGCACCCGCCGCGCCACAATCTTTCTCAATGGTTGGAGGTGTTAGGTCTAAGTGGTGGTGGTGCCTTTCGGAAGCATGAGAATAAGTCGCCCAGCTAATCAGCACCAGGCCGATAATAAATATATTAACCATTGCTAATATTAATTCTATTTTTGTAAATTTCATGGGTACTCCCCTGTGATAAACATGTGAACAATATCTTCTGATCGACGGCCTACTTGCTTCGCCCACTTAGAATCCAGCGCCTCTTCTGCCGCCTTGTGAAAGTCTTTTTCTTTTAACGCGGTCAGCATTTTCTTAAAACCTCTTAGCCGGGATATCCCTAGATTAAAGCACATATTGACTATAGCGTCCTGCCTCACTGGGTCCAGCCCTGAAAACCAGGGGAAGGCTAACTCACATTGACTCCGTGCGTGTCTAATATCATTTTTTAAAAGGTAGCGGGCTTCGTCTTGTGTAATCCCCACGTCGTCCAGGTTGCGGCCAATGGCAATGGTTAATCGGTCGGCGGTGCATTTATAGGGAAACTGTCTATAGCCTTCGTGGATAATGAGCTGATCTTCGAGTTTTGTCATGACCCGTTCCCGTTCTGGTGATTCTTAATATGTTCATCGATGTACCGATCCGCCCTATCTACTACCGGGGTAAACCGGTTTAGCTTTGCCGACAGATTATCGACTTTCCCATGAATCAAACTAACTGATTGGCTTAGTATCTGGACGTGCGTCTGTATAGATGAGAGCTGTCCATCAAAGGCGTTCATCTGCTTAATAGTATCAGACAGAACAGCAATGGCCTCGGTGTTGTTTTCAACCTGGTTTTGTATCGCGCTAACCATGTAGATATAGCTTGCCACTCCACTGATAAAAGCAACCGATAGGCCCACCATTACCGCGATCAAAAACTGGGTTACTTTTCTATTAAAGGCGTCGTCTTCTCGACGTTGCTCTAGTTTGGTAGTAGCCATACCTTCTCCTGGTGTCAAATTATTGGCGTTAATTGGTTGCAAAATGCAGATTAATGTCCTATATAGTCAGTAAATGTTCACTAACATTAGGAGGCACTTATTAACATGGACGAATACAAAGCATATTTAGAACAGCGCGCCGAATACGAGTGCGCCGAATTGCTGGATGATGCTGAATTAGACCAATCCGTAGAGGTAGTAATTGCCTGATGCGGCAAGCGTTCCTGATGTTATCCTGAGCTGGATTTGATCAATTTCGGTGGTAACGCCGACATACCCTTCCCATGTGTTATTTAATGGCGTAGTTGAGTTTTGTATAACTGCCGAATAGGTCACATTCTTCCACATTGTCAGACCGTTCCCTTTAACGTGACAGGTCATCGAGTACGGGGCAGAGGCTGAATCATCTGTTGTAGATAGCTCCGATCCGCTTAGTCCCCTTATATCTGTGTAGAGGGTACTGAGTTGAGCATATACAGAAGAGTACGATCCATCTCCCATTCTAATATTATAAATTCCGAAGTTATCATTCGAGTATATTTCGGCGACTATAAACAATAGCTCTCTATATCCTGTTGCTATCCCTGTAATAGATATATTGTTGGCGGCGGATACGCTGCCAGAGGTAACAAGTGACCACCTGCCAGCAGTTGGATCGTTAACCATTGCCGAGTCCGGGACGGACGATGCCGTTAGCGCCGATCCATCAATCTCCGGGGCGGATGCGTCCCCCTCTGCAATAGCTAAAGGGTTATTTCTTAATTTGGTCGCCAGGTTATTAGTTAGTGGAGCACCAACGGCAATTTCTGAGTCTGATATAGCGGAATAAGTGGTCATGGGTTCCCTCTAGATAATTACGTATAAATTCCCGTCATCGGGAAACAGTCCAGTGTTAGGGCCGACAAAAGCGTTGGCGTCCTTTTGTGCTGAGCTTGCATTATCATACACCGTCATCGGTGAAGTGGTATCCAATGCATTATCAGCGATAAACCCGTTACGGGTTGAGAAGATAAACTTTAAGGCTTCATATTGGTACGAATGCCCCTGCTTGATCTCTTTTCGTTTCGTAATTTGAAAGCGTGTACTAACTGGGACGCCTGTTAAGCCTTGTAAGTGGATTGAGTTAATATCAATCAAGTCCCCGGTCTTGATCGTGGAGTCTTTTGCGTCCACCTCAAACATGAATTTAGTCGGCGTAGTACGTCCGAATCTTGCCAGGAATCGCTGTGCGGTCTGACTTGCGATCGAAGCTTCTGCCGCGTTCAACCAAAGCGTTTTAATTTCCTTGGTTTTGATCTCGTCAAAGGCGTCGGAGCTTTCTGCTGTCGCGTCGACTTCGTAATGGTGCCGGGAAAAGTTTGATTTTTTGTCGTCTTCTGAGTAATCAATTTTATTGAAATGTAATACCATCCGACTAAAGCGTCGATCCGTCATCGCCTGAACGCTTGTTTTCTCTTTTATTAAATGTCCGTTGTCAGTTAATTCTGTCACTGACGCATTCGCTAACGGGGGAACGTTACCCTTTGCTTTTATCTGTTGATCTTCTTCGTCCCACCATAGATCGATCTGGAAGGCTTCGCATAAATTACTAATTAAATCTTTAACCCCTTCAGGCTCAACAAATAACGCGCTCATGTTGACGCCTGAATACCAAAGACGCTGCTCGGTGTCCCAATCCATCTCAGGCGACCCGCCCGAATAAGGAATATAAGACGCCGAAATCCCCAGATAAGTATTTAAAATCTCATATAAAACATCGAAGGGACCGCCGGTGAATATCTTGCAAACCTGCACCCCGTCCCCACCGTCGTGACTATCGGCTGTGGTGCCGTATAGCTCACGGGTTAATCCTGTTAAAACGTTTTCAGGTGATCCCCTGGAAGCATAGGTCATCACCTCATCACCGATCATGATCGTCCCGCCGCCCGTAGGGAAGTCGCTGAGCGCTGAAGTGCTAGCCAGAGTCAAAGAGGTAGACACCGCCGTTATTCCTGATGGGCTGGTCGTCTCGTCTATCGTGGCATCGGTCGGTGCGGGGATCTTGGTCTTAAGGTTATTAGCAAGCTCTAATATGTCTTTACCAATAAAATCATAATAGATCTCATTCCCCTGCATTCTGGGCCCGACGATATCTTTTAAAATATATAACCGGCTTTGAAAATTATCATGATCAAACGTGTCTGTTAGATAGCCTGTTTTCGTAATCATGCTGCGCCCGATGTAATACGGGTTCCTAGCGATCAATCGTCCGAAAAAAGTCCCGGACGGGGCCGCGCGTGTCGAGAAATACGGATCGACACCTCGATCATGGTGAGGGAAGTCTCTGACCGTGACCGTGACTTGTGATCGCGTTGATAGTCCCGCATCGGGTTTTATTTCTGTAGGGGTGAATTTTGGATCGGTAACGATACAAGGGATAAAACCTCTATCGACAGGGTGCCCCGCATCCACCGAGCAAAACCGATACCCCTTTTTAATCTTTTTGTAATTATCAGTATCTTGGCAAGTGGATCGCGTGTTGTAGCATTCGCTTCCCGCTGCCGCTGCCGCTGTACATGATTTGCTTGTGACAGGGGAAGTCAAGGCGGTGGTCGCGACATAATGTCCTAGACTCGAGGCTTGCTCTAATTGAGCGCCCCAAATATAAACCCCGCTTACCCCGTCGCCTGTATAGGTGACGCTATTATCCTGATCGGCAAGGTATACAATGAAGTTAATAGTTGCAGCCGCCAAGCTGCTGAATATCACATGGATCCGATACCAATCATCGGCGATATACTCGATCCCATACCCCCCTGTTCCAGAGGTAGTGCCGACCTTCCCATTCTTAAGATCAAAATAAGCTTGGGCATCCCCGTTATTTTCTAACAACCTTACATGATCGCGCCCGTTCCGTTTCACATAAACAGAAAAAACATAGTCAGCAACAGAAGGAATGGTTCGGGAATGGGATACAAAATGTGAATTAGAGGCCGTTGCATCCTCTTTTAAAAAGTCAGCATTGCTTACGCCTTCAGGAGAAAGAGTCGTATTATTTACAATACTTGCACGAATCTTTACCCAATCAGCATGACCAAAATTCTCGGACTGAGTAAAAACATTAGTTGCACTCGTTCCATAAACAAGCGCACATGTATCCAGGCATAATTCACACGTCGAAAACGGCACCCGCCCGATAGTGATTATTTGATCGGCATAACTCAACTTAATAAGCCCTCACACGATATAGAGAAATCATAATGGGGTTGATTATAAGTAGGATATTTAAACTTGTTAGCCCAAGCATAAGCCGCCTCTGTCGGATGGTTTTCCTGATCCCACAAAAAGAAAAACGGCTTGATCTCAATATGATCAATCAGGCTTTCCCAATTGGCCTCTATCCAAGTTTCAGTGCAGCCCTTTTGGGCTATGGTGAATTTCTGCCCCATGTTTTGCACTGAGCGTCCGACAAACTGTCCGCCCTCGGTTATCGAGTTAAGGATCTTTTTGTTTCTAGCATAGGTCGGCGTGATAAAAGGGGACTGCATGCCATAGGGCAGGGTTAGAGCCTGTCCTATAGATAGCGCCCCAATCGCACTGGCCGCGCCGGTTGAGCTAATCTCGAAACGGTAGTATCTAACATTCTGTTGTGTGACAGGACGGAAGATCACCTTGCCATCGCTAGGGGTCTGGACAGTATCTAAGTCGGACCAGCTAAAAGGGGAAGAGCCCCCCGCGCTGTATTGGGCTTTAATGGTGCCTGAGTTATCCGCGAGATCGTGAAAAGCTAACGCCCAGTAATCAACCACCGTTGCCGCGCCAGCATCGACCGTCAGATAAACCGTCCCCGAGGCCGAGGCCTTCCAATAATCAAACGAATTCCAATCAAAAGCGTTTTCTTTTTCGTAGCCGGTAGCCTCACTAGTGACTGTGACCGTACCCGTTTCTAGTATGTTGTTATAACCTATGTAAGAAGTCATGCTGTCCGTAACTCCACGCCATCTCCGATCTCTTCGTTGATAGAGTCGATTAATTCACGGACTTGATCCTTGGTTGGATTGCCGTGAATGTTAATATTAATTACCTGGCCGGGTTCGCCCTGGTCTCGTAATTCATCAAAGCCAGGGGCTTCTGTAGGGATTCCCGTATTGGGGTTAGCGTTATAGGTAGGCGTTGCCGCGCCACCAGAAACAGACCCCGCACCGAATTGCTGCGACCGGATCTTGTTGACGTTATTAATACCTTGAACGATAGCTAAAGCGCCCATTGCCAAACCGACCGGGAAGAAAGGCTGTGTCGCGAAGCCGCTTTGTGCTGCACGATATGTGTTGATGATTGTGTCAGAAATAGCAGCGGCTTTGCCAATCGCGAATTGCTTCTTACTCTCAGATTGCATCAGGTTAGATAAACCCCTGAGACCAGTTTGGGCAAGCTGCATCTTGCCTTTCCAGCCCATCGCCCAAAGACGCTCGGCCTTGGTCATGTCCTTTTCTCTGAGTTTAGAGAGTCTGTCCAGGTGTTTCTCTTCTAACTCTTCAGATAAAAAATGAAATCTTTCTTCTGAGATCAAGCCCGCTTCAAGCGACTCTTCGAGCATTTCCTGCCTGCGTTCAAATGCAAACATCTCGCGCTCTTCGCGATTCATTAAATGGGTTTCTAAGGACTCGAGCTGACTTAATAATGAGCCTCTGAATTTCTGCAACTCTTTGTCGCGCTGTTCTTCTTGATCGCCCCCTGGTGCCGCTCCTGGTGCTGCCGCGCCTGGAATAGCGGCAGTCTTTTTGTTTAGCTCTTCTTGCGCCTCAACCTTTGCCCAAATACTCTCAGCGGTTTTCCAGTTTTCCGCCCGCTCTTTGGTCGCATGCTTTTGAATAAAATTAAACCGCTTAAAGTCTAAATCAATTAAGGCTTCAACAGATGCCGCGATCTGACCAATCGCGCTACCCACTTCCTTGAAGATCACAATTATGGTTTCAAAAACCTTGCTGGCAAACTTAACAACTGCAACCACGCCCTCCAAGGATTCCTTAGAGTCTTCGATCTTCTGGACCCATTTGGTCATCTGTTCCAAAGAGTCTTTAAATACTTTAGTTAACCCCGCATCACCCAGCGCAACAAACAATTTGTCGATAGCCGTTTGGAGCTGTAATGATCGGCCCTTGATCGTGTCCATCTGAGCCGCTGCCGCACCAGCAAATTGAACGTCGCCGATGCTCCGTAAGTACCCCTCGATCTCTTCTGCGTTTTTCTGGACGGTGGTGGTGATACCCTGGAAGGTAAAGCTGACATTCTCGCCAATGGTTCTGGATTTAATGCCAAACTCTTTTAGACGTTCAAACTCTCCGGTGGTGGCATCAGCGACCGCTTCCACCATCTGATTGAGAGAGAGGCCCATTGCAAGCGCGGTATTGCTATAAGAGACCATTGCCTCGCGAGAAGGATCTAAGCCTAGCGCCTTTAGTTTAATAAATGACCGGGTCGCCTCTTCAAGCGTGGTAGGCACTTCACCGACAAAAGCATCGATTGTCTTTTTTGCGCTGCCGAAAGCTTCTGCCGAGCCTGTCACCGTTCTAAGTGAAGCGTCAAGGATCTCGAACTTTGCTGCCGCCTCTTTAATCTGGTTAGAGATGTTAGCAATCGCCGCTATAGAAATAACCCCAGCAAAAGCACTCCCTACATTGCTGATCGACTTCTTGGATTTTCTCTCCCACCGCTTCATGCGGGCATCGACCTTATCCAGCCCTTTCGTTAGGCGTGAGGATTCGGCCTCGAGAATAACCTGTAATCGTGCTAAATCATTTTTTGCCATTTTGTTTTGCCACGTTACGCATAAAGGAAATCATCTCTTTGGTCTTGCGTTGCTCTTTAACTTGCTTAGGCTCGATCATAAAGTCATGAAGTTTAGCGGGTTTCTTAATGCGCCCGCTTGAATTATAGATCGCCTCTGCCAGTATCGCGGCATGATAGTTATCACGCCATTGCCCAAACGGCTCAAGCCGGTAATAGGAATACCATTCCGTCAGCTCCCCCGATCCAAGGGAGTTTTCTAACTCTGCAACTGTCCTACCCAACGCAAGCGCCAGGCGAAACAGAAACAGCCTCCCCGGATCGTTTAGGAGTTTTTTTCCGAATCCTCGGCTGACTCATCGGCTAAACCTGAAATCTTGACGACTTCATCGGCTAATGTCCCAAAGAGTGAGCCGGGCAGATCCATTATCTCGTCGAGGGTTGAGTCTTTAAACTCTACACACCCTCTTAGAATGTAGTGAGCCTGTAACGATACGGGATCCACGTCATCGGACTTAAAAAGCTTATACACCTCTTGACGCTGCCGGGCGCTAAGCTCTTGCACGTTATAAGTATTCCCTTTTACTTCAACTGTTTTAGTCTCGAAATTCATTTAGGCCTCTGTGATTGATCCTGAGATCTTAAGTGTGAATGAAATCATGTTGGCATCTTCCACGTTAGGGGTTAGTGACCAACTCAACGGGACGCATGTCATGGTAGCGGTGTAAGTCAGGTTAGGACTAACGGAAGTATCGACCATCGTCAAACGATAAGTGCCGTTGGTCTGATTGTTAACGTCAGTTTTGACTTTATCTTGAACACTGGACGCGGCCAAGGTGCGCGACATTTCGATGGTGATTTCAGCACCATCAGGTAGACCGCCAATGTATTCTTTAGCGGTTGACTGATAGTTGGTTACGTCAATAAGTGGGTTAGTCAAACTAATACCTGAAACCGATTTTACATTCTCAATCGTTTCGTAAGCATTAGGGCTAGCGGTTGTATCTAATCGGGCAAGTGTATTGCCGCCGTAAAATTCACCGGACATTGTTTATTCCTCTTTGTGTACTATTAAAAAAATCTGTGTAATCCGATAGGCCTCCACAGCGTCTTCGTAGATTGGGATAGGTCCAGAGGTCACCACACATCGACTGATCTGGATGCCACCGAAATTCCCGCGTGTATTATTTAATGAGCTTCTGACCGCATCCGCGACACTGGTCGCCTCTGCATAAGTTGATCCCCATGCGTCGATAAAATAATTAGACTCCACCGGGCTCCCCATTCCGTCGAAATCTTCGTCTAACTCATGATCGGAATCACGGAAGGTAAGCGCCGGATAAGTAGGCTGAGCCGGTAGGATCACCGGATACATTCTAGTACCGACTAGATCCGTGATTGCCGTTTGCGCGTTTAGGAATGAGTAAAGGTGATCGGTAATCATGTGATTTTATCAATCTCTTTTTTAAGATTCTTTCTTAAGTCGTTCTCTATCTGTCGGCGATTGTCTAGAAAGGTTTTAGTTAACCAGTGTTTAGGCTTTAGCCTGTAAGATCCTTTTAATACCTTTCCTTTGCGCTTGCTAATTGTCACGCCTTCATCAAACAGGACGCCGTAAAACGCATCCTTTGTCACGCCGAGCATGATCGTCGCCTTACCCTTTTTTAATCTTGTTCTAATCCTGATCTGTTTTTTCATGTAGCCAGGGCCAACAATAGATCCGCTTTTGTTTCTGTGCATCTCTCGACCAACGGGCGCGAGAGCTTTTGCTCTGCGCTGTATAGGCTTCATCGCGTCCCGCGTTGCATTTCTAAGCGCTTTACCGGCTAGCTTCTTATCAAGCTGGTTAAGCCTGTCGCTTAGCTTTTTAAGTCCTTTGATAACGGCCATGCAAATGAATCTCTTTGTTTTCTTCGTTGTAGTTTATAGCCGCCTCAATGTCGTATATCTTGCTATTAAAACTAACCCGCATATCTTCGGTTATATTCTTACTCACGCTATCATAGCGAATCGTGAATTTTACGGTATGTTGGTTTAACTGTTGATCGGCGGTAAAGGTCTCTGTCCCGCGCTCTGCTTTTATCTCCGCCCACCTAACCGCGTAGGTGTCCCAAGTATCAATGGGTTCACCAAAGGCATTGTCTGCGCGTGTCGCGTTTTGAATGGTGATCTTGTGTCGTTGTTTTCTAGAGCGCAACGTTCTCGATCCTTTGGTGGCAAAGCATAGACTCTAAAGCGTTATCCAGTGCAGCACCATACGCAGCGCCGGGCATGTCAAACATCTTCTCTATGTAAAGCTTCATAGCCCGCTTGAATATCTCGGGGACATCGCTTGAGCTATTCCCATAGCCTGCGACATACGTCACCGTCACCGCGTCCGGGTTAGAATAAGTATCCGGGTATGTGCCGTCATAGGCTTTATTAATTCGGCCAGGGTGTGAGCTTGTGTCTACCACGTAATTACTAGATCCGAGTGTTTGGGTCGCGTTGCTAGAATCTTGATATTGAATACTTGTAACAGATTGTAACGGGGGACGGGGGACTTTAATCGCTGCGCTTAAGGCGTCCATTCTTAACTCAATAGTTTGAGTAATCAGCGCCCGCCCGGTCACGCCTTCGACATACACCCGCGCCTCTTTAATCAAGTCGTTTAATTCAACATCATGATCATTCGTTTCAATGTGAAGGTGATCTTTAATGCTGCTTAGCGAAACAGGCTCGCTAGTCGGTGCGGTTGTAACAGTTATTGACATAAGAACTCCCATGCTTCCCCGGATTGAATCTCTGAATAGTGCCAGTCAGCACTCGGTAATAATTCCAACCAATCCGGCTGGGCCATAATATTTTGTTTGTCTAAGCATACAATATCTAAGCCCATTAAACCCGCTTTAACAAGGGCCGTCGTCCTAAACCCGATAGCGGTCTTGTGACGTTTAAGGGCATCTTCTAAGGATTCTGGATACTGTTTTTCGGCTGGGTGAAGTCTCACGGTATCCGCCATTGCTTCGGGGCCGCCGTAGTCTTTTAGAAAAATAGTCCCTTTGTCACCGGCTTGGTGCTGGATCGAATACGATCCCCTAGATTCTGTTTTTCTAAAATCCCTGCCGCCGTCCTTATTCATCCAGCCTACCGAGACATAATCCTCACTTACCCACTGACCAGATTTGATCTGCTTATTCGGATGATAAGCCCTGTCAATGAGTAAGGTTTTTGGGTGATCCAGCCAATACCGCTTGGCATAGTGTGGCCCGCTGACGATATGAACGTCCCCTTCTTTGTGGGGGTCGGTTGTGATATCGAGGTTTAAGCCGTGGCGCTTGAGGCCTTCTGTAAACCATTCGCTGTGCTCGTGCTGATGTACGAGCGTAGGGCTGATGTGTAAGACAATATGCAAGGGTCTGTTACCTCGTGAGGGTCCGGTTTACCGTGGAATACACATACCGCCATATCGTCTGGTATGGCTTGTGCGGGGCTTACGTGGTACTTATACGACCCCACATGAGGCAGTCGCGTCCAGTTATCTCCTAACAATTCCCAGAGGTACTCCTGATCACCCCATAAGCGCTCCCTAATATCGGGCCACTGGCTTTTGAATTGATCAAAAGGGTGTGTCCAATTCCCGCCCCAGGCCATTACCGAGGATTGAATCCCACCATGTCCTGATTGCGCCCAATTAGCCGGGGCCGCTAAGTATGCAACCTCAGTTATGTTGTACCTATGGTTTATATATTCCTTTGGCTCTGTGTACTCAACCAGATAGTCTAGATTGCCAGTGATAACAACATCAAGATCAAAATAGAGGCTTGGTCCGGTCGCCATGCGAGGTGCAAACAGATTAAGCTTAGACCACCAACCGGAATAAGGCGCATAAGGTTTGCGTGTCTCAATACCCTTGAAATAATCAGTAGTAATGCAAACAAACCGATGAGGGACAGACAGATTAACCTCAACGGCATCTCGTAAAGCGTAGACATAGCCCTTGTCATACTTGTCGCCCCAGTAAACACAAAAGACGGTCAGATCATTCATCATTCGGCACCAATATGACATCTAATCGTGAGGGCTTACCGTGTACGCGGTAATCAAGCTGCTTAATCAAATATTTAACCGGATCAGGATTGCCTTGCTTTATGTGGTGTCCTTTGTCCTCTAACCCGATAATCGGCTTACAGCGTTTGATCGTTTCCGTTGCTCCTAGTAGGGCTAAGGACTCGGACCCCTCAATATCCAGATAAATTAAATCAACATCATCCAATCCAAGATCGTCAATCTTTACCGTAGGGACATCCCCTTCATTGATGACATAAGTCGCCCCGGGGTTTTGCCTTTCGCCTTCGTCCAGCCTATAGCCCACCGTTTCGCCTGCCTTATAACTTAAAGCTGAATGAATGGGGGTTATATTTTCCTCGTCTGCGTTATGAATCAAACACTCATAATTAATTGGATCTAATTCAAACGCATGCACATGATCGAATACTTGCGAAAGTCTTAAGGGCCAAATACCAATACATCCCCCCGCCTGGATACAGGTTCGCCGCTTCTTTAATAACGGCAAAAGCATTTCAAGCGCCGCGTCTACATCGTTTGGGCCTTTTGTAAAACTAACTTCTAGGCGATGACTGTTTGCAGGCATTAGCCAATCTGACCTGTTGGACCATGGAAGCGACCCTTTAAACAGTCTGGTTTTTGACACGCTTGGCCCTTTTCTTTTTGGCTTTCTTTTTGGCTTTCTGTTTGGCTGCGTACTGTTCATACAGTGCAACCGCCTCATTATTAGGGTGCTTATATAACCAAGGCTGTGTCGCTAAACTGGTGAAATGAAATAGCTTCATGTCCTTGGGGAGAGGCTTATTCGGAAAATAATTATAGTCTTCTGTGTTCCAGTCCAAAGAAATATCAAATGCTTTTGGTAAGGCGTTGATTTGCTTCTTGTTTCTACAAGGGCTTTTCTTATTCCTGAAATCAATCACCGCGACCTCGGTCGATCCGTCACGCATACAGACATACTTATCTTTCTTGCGGTAAGCCCATAGCTCAGCAATATCCGCCAACACAATCATGTCACAATCTAGATATATCCCGTATTCAATTTGAAAACGTACGTCACTAAAACCAGTACACCCGCTTTCTGTGACCGGGTAAAGGTGTTTAATCTCTACCTTTTCTTTCGTGTGCGCGAGAATGCTGCGCTCGGTCATGCCTTTGATCATGTCAAAGCGTTTAGATATGCCGATGTAGACGGGGATCATAGTTCTTCTGCTTTACTTACAGATAGATCAACAGGGTCGCGTGTCAAGCCAAATGTTACGCTATCATAGTTTGGCAGCCTATAACCTGGCACGATATATTGATCTGTTAAATCAATATTTTTGATATCGGCTATTATTTCAAGCTCTCCATTGACAACCTTTGCAGAGATAATTTTACCAATAACCTGATCTGGATCAAAGTCTACCGTAACCGGAACCCCTGGCGCGGTTTTCGCTAATTGATCTAGGTTGTTGGCTGAGAAGGGTCTCTCTGTTTTATTTGTTGTCGCTGCGACTGTCTTAACCTTCATAATAACTCTAACCACTCCCATAGATCGCGAACAAAGTAGCGTCCCATACATATATAGCCCAATAAACATTGATAGGGATCATAAAGCCTCTTTAATATCCATCATGGGGAAACAGGTCATATAGCTCCCCGGTGTACAGTTAACAATCTCTAAGTCGGTGTTAATTTCTTTGACCTTCTCGAATTGCTCAATCAATTCCGTGAAAACCCCGTCTTTGACCTTTACTGATGGCCAGTGCTGAAGCTGCGAGGGATATTCGCCGAAATAGTGTCTAGGCTTACTCCCAATCTGCCTGGTTTTCCCGTTATAGTCTGGGGCATAGCCCATATCGTACCCTAAAAGGATTAGCTTTCTAAATCCCATGTAATAAGCCAGACCGGGTGCCTGGAAGCCGCTTGAATGCCCATAGTGCAAGTGAGTCTTACTAAAACCGTCGCCCCATTTGCCGTGGATATGAGTTATATCGTATTTGGTTGCCGTTGACTTGTCCCACGTCCACTTCTCGCATGGGTAATCCTTTAAGCCCTTATCCCAAAAGTGGGAATAGTATTCAGGATTACAGGCAAGAAAAACGTCTAGCTTGGCATCCATCCAAGTGTTATTCATGCCAAAGACTTTACACTTGCCCGCTGCTTGCGCCTGCTTGACGTGTTCAAGCTGGTCAGGGGTGAGGCTGGGGCCAGTGCCCAAGATAACAGCTAACATATTAAACAGACCAAACTAAACAGAACTCAACAAAACTAAACTCAACGGAACTTAACCAAGTCATTTCAAATATTCATCGGGATTAATCCCACTAGTTAAACAAAATAAATGGACAACGCCATCTGGGATTGACCTATCGCCAGCCTCATACCTTGCCCATGTTCTAGGTGTTACGTGTACGCGCTTTGCAGCATCAGCTAATGATAAGCCGACCTTTTTTCTTAATTCTTTTAATTTATCTTTTTCCATACAGACTCAACGTAACCGAATGTAACCCATCCCAACTCAACGCGGCGCAACCAAACCCAGCAGACAAAGCACAACATAACCAAACCAATCGCAACATAACCAAACAAAACACAACAGACAAAACCAAACTTAGCTTAACCGAACTTAACAGAACAGACTCAACTTAACCAAGCTCAAATTGACCATAAGAGGTTTTACCCTTCTGCTGTCGATAGTCACCGATGCCTGTAATGATACCGGCAGACGCAACCAAATTAACAATAGATTGCTCGCTGATGTTTGGCTTGATATATCTAACTCGAATAGAGCAAGCCCATTCTGGCAAGATGGCTCTTGTGCGTATATCTGGAGTGCGGTTCATGTCGGACGATCTAACCGTAGACATTAATAACTCAGGAACCCCATAAACAGGAACCTCATCACCCATCACCCAAACCAAGCGACCTATTTGCGCTTTAGTTGCGCCAGGGATGTCTAGTGCTGCGCTACTAATAGCAGCCTTAAACATAACAGACGGAACCATTAGCAGGGTTTCTTTTTGCTTGCTACGGTAAACCGTATCTCGATACTCTTCGATAGGATTATGTTTAATACTTGTTGCTTTATCGGCTGCTGTCTTGCGGCCTTTTGGGAATAAAAGCTCTCTTTTTGCTTTCTCACCCATTCGATGGTAAATCAACGGGGAAGTGCTTTTAATACAAAATTCTATCTCACCTTGCTTGATTTCCATTATGGAAATTTCTGCATCTGTTTTAGCTTTAGCCATTGTCTTTCTCTCCTGTACGCCACGGCCAATCGCCACGGCTTCTGAGAGATAATATAGACCAATGGTCACAGCATTACAAGACGTCTTTTAATTCCTTTCTAGGGAAGCACGTTAACGCCGTCTGTGTAGTACAGTTAATAATCTCTACGTCTAAATCCTGCTTTGCTAACGTGTTGTAATACTTAGTAAATTTGCTGTAATTCGTTTGACCCTTATCAGGGTGATCGCCAAACCAATGCGCTTTATCATTAGTGCGCTGCATATCATAACCGATTAACAGAATCTTTTTAGCCCCTAAGTGGTAAGCCAAATTGATCGCTTGATAGCCTGAATTGCTGCCTTGGTGGATGATATTGGGATCGGTAGAGAGTCCCGGCTCGGCCTTGCTTTGAATAAATGTTAAATCATGTTTCTTTCTAATCCGCTTGCGGATCTCGTCGTCCCAGCTTGATGTCTGGGTCCATTTCTTGCCTTTAAAGGCTAATAATTCGGGATCGTCTTCATGCCATAGCCACCACGTCTGGTCACACGCGTATAAGTGATCGGCAAATGGGGCAATCTTGTAATTGTCGTTTATAACAACAATCTGGGCCTTTCCCCGGCATTGATCAACCTGTTCCTGTGTTAAAGAAGGCCCGGAAGCCACAAGGACAAAGGTCTTGTCCTCGTAACCCCGGATCATCTTGTCTTGGTAGTGCCTAAACAACTTAGCTAGCGGCTAATTTCAAGAACTTAACAGCGTCGTTATTAAGTGGAATACCACCATAACGCTGATAAGTGAAGAAGTTAACATAACCAGGTGCAGTCACTTCGTCACGTACCATGCCCATAGAGCCGATTCGCGCTAAGACATACGCCCGCGCAAAGTCGCCATAAGCAACAGGCAACGCGTTTGCCGCGCCGTCGTTCGCCATGTCTTCCCAGATAAAGATAGGTTTACCTAGTAACATATCAGGCTGGCCCGCTTGATAAGAGGGCTGCCATAGGTACTGGTTATTACTATCTTTCAGCTTACGCACTGCGCCGACTGTAGTCGAATTCATGGTCCACTTAGCATTAGCTTGATAACGCGCTTTCAGTGCAACCTGTAGATCGATCAGATCATCACCGCCAAGTGCGGTCGAAGTCGGCGAGCTACCTGTTGCAATGTACTCGTAAACCGCCGCAGCACGTAAAGGTGAAGCGTAGTCGTCACCGTTGGTCGGTGCTGAGTTTGTCATCCCTGTAGGTTGATTAGTACCGTTGCCCGCGTGAATCGCGGTAGACAGTGAAACCGCGAAGGTATCCGCGACGTCTTCTTGCAACCAGTTAACGACATTAAAGAAAATGTCATTAAGTGACCAGTTGCTAACTTTAGGATAAGCGTACAGCTCACCGTGGGTCACAGTCACTTTGCGAAGGTTCGGGTTGGTGGTTTTAGTGCGTGATCCGTCTTCAGCCACAAAGCCACCGTTAGCACCGCGAATGGTAACCAGTTCGTTATAGTCTGATGTTCCAGAATTAACGATTTTAACTTCATCGACAATAGCGGAATGATTAACAACCAGCTTCTCGATAGAAGTTGAGATCACCTCAGGAACCGCGTTGCCACCAAGAATAGCCGTACCAATAACGACGTCTTTAGCTTCCATCTTGGCTTTGTGGATCTTGTCGGTTAGGTCTTTGTATTCAGCGTTAAGCTGTTGATCGACCATACCAGCGCGGACGCATTTTTCAAACACATTAAGCTGCTTGGCTTCCAACTGCTCGGTCTTGGTGCCTTTCGGACGGTCTGCAACCGCTTCCAGGATTTCGATCCGATTCTGGTCTTTTTCTTTCTGCGCGACCAGACCTTTGACCTGTTCCGTCAGTGCGTCGATGTGAGAATTAGCGCGGTCTGACTGTTGTTCCAGCTCAGCGGCGCGGGTTTTGTTTTCTTTTTTAAGCTCTTCAAGGGATTTTTCGTGCGCGGAACGCATCTCGATCACGTCTTTGCCGATTTCCTCTAGTGCTTCATTAATAACATTAGCCATTTTTAAAGGTCCTCTGTCTAAATTGATTGATAAAATCTAACGTTTGATTCTCCTTGTAAGAGTCAACCGCTAACTGTGCTCTGATTTCATCATCCAGACTCACTCCGCTGATGTCAGGCTTGGGTTCATCCGATGTCACACCGGACTTGAACATATTGGAAACGTACATTGTGGAAAGGCTTTTACTAAAACCCTTCTCTCTGAAAAACTGCTCGCATTCACGTTTCAAGGACGCGAGTTCGTCTTGGCCTGGCACATATTCACCACGCTCTGAAAGCCGTGACTTAGCATGTGCTATTTGCGCCAAGGGGTTCATTGGGATAGATACAATCGAGGTTTCTAACAGGTCTGCATCTTTGATCAGCCTCACGCCGTCATTGTTGAAGTCCTGATCTCTCGGGATATACCCGATTGAAAGCCCCGATACTGCCTTCATGCCCAATAAGGTATGGATCTCATTCCCTAACGGGGTATCGGCTAACACGCCTTTGACGTATAAGCCTTGAGAATCTTCTTCCATTTCTAGCCACTTGCCCGGAATCCGTGAGGGATCGTGCATCCAGAACATCATCGGTAGGGTGTCTTCGCCTTTATGCTCTGAAAGCGTCCGTCTAAATGCCCCCTGGACCACGACATCATCCCCTAAATCCTTATTGCCAAAAATCGAGCCGTAGCCCTCAAACTCGCGTTTGCTTAAGGCTTTAATCTCTAGCGGGCAAGTTATGTTTTTATTCGTCATCTGGATCACCTTCTGGATCTTTAATATTTTGTGGGTCAGGGCGCCCGCGATCTAACTCTTCGCCCTCTTTGATTAAGTTGGCTGAATAATAATAATCATCGCCTTCAGGACGGGGGTTTCTGCCTTCAATCTCGAGCCAGTCATTCGCATTTATAATGCCATTCATTCGCTGCACCGCGAGGCCTGCTTGTCGCTCTTCAAACGACGCTCTTAACACTGAATCCATATTAAAGCGAATCACGATCCCCTTGTTTCGGTCTTCAGTGGTTAATAAGTCTCTTTCCATTGCCGACTCTACATAACGCACATACGGCATAATAACATTTAAAGTGAAGTCTTTATCCTGTTGCTCCACGTTGTTGTAGTGGCCGTTCTCAAGATTGCCGACCAGGTGAGGGGGAACACCCCACGCCCCGGCGATAATGGTCTGATAAAGTTTTCTAGTCTCTAAAAACTGGGCTTTGTTATTCTCAACACTTTGCCCTGGCTTCTGTTCAATCCCTTTAGGGAGCATCAACGCGTTGTGACGTTTAGCGCCTGAGAATAGAGCTTTAAAATCTTGCAAAAACGTCTTTTCCTCATCCGGGGTTTTGAAGCCCATCCCCTCTGCGTATCCAAAGACCTGCAAAGGCACCGCGCCATTATTGAAAAAGCTCGCGCCATACTCTTCGACCGCAATCTCGACCCCAATCGCGGTTTTAATCTTTTCAACAGGTGAGTCGCCCGTGATAAAGTCCTGAGCCGGTCCCCGGACATAATGGATCTTACTCATGGGCCAGCTTTGGCCGTTACGTTCAAACATAGGCGGTGCTGAGATGTCGTCCTGTTTAATCGCCACCTCTGAAGGTCTGACCGGATAGAGTTTTCTAATCGGGCCGGTATTGCCCTGGCCTTTGATCGCAATAAACCGACCGTACCTAACCAAAACAGAGGCCATATCGCCAATATAATCGACGCCGGTCTGCCATTCGTTCGGCTGTTTCAACAGCTTTGCTACCGGATGACTCGGTATTTTCTCCTTGGTTGCTCGACCGTTATTCTCCTTAGTCTGGAAAATATGGATCGGTGTGATCGCCATGCGTCGCGATATCGCGGTGACCACGGCTTGAACGGTCGGCGATTGCGTACAGGTCTCAGGGGTTACGGCCACCCCGGTTCCCGCGACAGTAGCGAGCAGACGATCTAGGGCGGTGGTAGCCGCCTTTTGCTCGGATTCGGCTGATTTCTGCTCGGGCTGCTTTGATTTGAAGAACATCATAAGGCTGTTATCGTTCCTGTTATGTATTCGGCTTGTGGCGCGTCTGGGATGGTTCCCGCTGCCATTGCTAATGTCACCGCGCCATCAATGCGCCCGGATGACTTCTGCTTAGTAAACTTTCGATTCCCTGCCGGGTCAGTTTGCACGCGGGCATTCATCATGCACATGTTCAAAATAGGGTGCCCGCCGTGTCTTAGCCCTGAAGTCAGCAGCAAGGATTCTAAGTCTCTAAGTGCTGGACTCATGGATTGAAAGCCTTGACCAAACGGAACGAATAATTCTAATTCACTTTCATTAAACCCGGCCTTTTCTAGCCAGGGGATCAAGTGCTTCATACCCCAGCGATCAAAGGCAATGGCTTTAACATTGCACCGATCAAACACGCCTCGCATAAACTTCGCCACGTGCTCATATTCCACCGATGGCCCTGGGCAAGTTTGCAAGTAACCTTGTTTTGCCCATACATCATAGGGAACCCGGTCTGCTTTTGATTTCTCTCTCAAGCCTTCATAGGGTAGCCAAAACGTCGGATGGACGTCCCACGCCGACTCCCGGTAATTCATCAAGGTGAGTGAGGTTAAGTCGCGGGCTGTGGATAAGTCTAATCCCCCGTATACGTCACAACCTTCATAGGATTCAGGCTTGGTCTTGTTTTGCTCCCAGATACGTTTGGTAACAAATGGATCTGCCGCTTCAACCCGTTGGTTAAGTACAAGGTTTCGATAGCTGGCCTCGCTTGAAGGCATGCGTTTAGCGGTGTTGGCCTTGTCTAAGATTTCATCCTTGTTTAAGAAATCACCATAAGCAGGATTAGCCTGGATAATGGCGCCTTCAGAAAAGGGATCGATCTCTTCGTCTGCCGTGTATAGCCATAACTTTGTTTTCGGATCGTGTCCTGCTTTTGCATCATCGATCAAGATAGACATTAAATCGCCATCAGTCGGTGCCTGGGTAGATATCACAATACTTAACGGATTCTCATGGGCACCGCTTGACGTCTCAAGGGCTTCGTATAATTCACTGTGCGGGCCTTTGGCCTGTCCTAATTCATCATGGACCGTAAACACAGAGGACAAACCATACGAAGTTGATACCTCGGCTGATAGGGCTTTGTATATCGTGCCTAATTCCTGGCAGTACAATTGTTTCTGAGAATCCCTAACAATCACATACTGTGACAAGTCTTTGGACATTCTCACAATCTTGGCCGCCAAAGCAAACAAGATCGCGGCCTGATCTCTGGATTGGGCTGCACTGTATAGCTGAGAGTTTACCCTGTGCTTGGGGCCGACCAAGTGAAGCAATAACAAAAAGGCACTTAACGTAGTCTTTGCATTCTTACGCCCGAAACTGATGATAGCTCTACGCGTAGGGCTGTCATAAATTCCGCGAATAATATCCTTTTGCCATTCTCTAAGCTTGACCGGCTTTCCAACGTCTTTTCCGTCTGGGACGTGACAATTAGTCTCGATCCAGTTGATGCAGTCTTCGCCTGTAACCTCCTCTACTTCTCCCACGGTTTTTTACCTGAGGCGGCTTTCTTGTTGGCGGTTGCTGCGGCTTTTGGGGTATAGCGTGATTGTTGAGTCAAGCGCATCTTGACCGCCAGGTTTCCCATAGCTCGACCTTGTAAGTCCTGCAACTTAATTAAACGATCAACCGCTGGGTCGCTTAAGTCATAGGTTTGTATTTCCTGGCTTAGTCGCTCATAAGTATCGACGTGAGTCACATACGCCCTTAACAAGGGGTAAGTATCATCTTCAAACCATTCAGGCGGCTTGGTATTCATCACGTCGCGCCAAAGCTCTTTTTGTCGTGCGCTTAGGTCCGATGGCGGATCTATACGGGTCGGGATGGATACCGTGGCAATGCTTAAGCTGTCTATTGATTGTTTGGCCATAAATAGTCCTTTCCCACTTTCAGTATATATATAACATTATTGAGTCAATACAGCCCACCTTTCCATTGTTGCGAAAAGGCTTCTTTTCTGGGAGGCGGCGGTCCTTGCTAAGTCATTGATTTACTTAGACCCACCCCCCTTGAGTATTTTTCTGTCCCACTTTTTATATCTTTAAATGCTGTTTGTTTATTATGTGGTGTAGTTATCCCACCAGTGATTAACGAGCCTGGCCCAGAACTCCATACTCTTTACCGCCCTTGTAGGATCTTTGGCTATTCTATCCAGGCAAACATCAGCCTCAGTTAACAGCACATTATAGGTATCTGGTTGGAGCATATCATTCCAGTGCTTCCGAATAGGATATTGTGGCGCGTTGGTAATAAAGAAGGCTGACTCATAATCGTTTATGCTTTTTAGCATTCTGTTCCGTTCTGCTATTGCCGCCTCAAGGTAGTCATCACCTGCAACGTAAAGAGGTAAGCCTGATACTCTGGCCTTTATCTCTGCGAAGTCTATAACTAATGTACCGTCTGTGCGCTTACCCTTTATACTGGTTGTCTTACCTGCGCCCGGTGGTCCGCTGATTATGGTTAATGGCACCTTTGCGGCTGGTATATCTATAGGAAAATAATCTATTGCCATGCGTTAATTATCTCTCAATAGGATAGCCATCTATATCTATGCTAGGCCTTAATGTCTTACCCTGCTCCTCTAAGGTCTTAGCCTTATGACAGTCATCACATATAGACTGTAGGTTAGTGTGGTCGTCCGTACCGTCTTTAGACTTAGGAATAATATGGTCTACCTGGGTAGCTGGGGTTAACCGATTAGCCTTGAGGCATACCTGGCATTGGTACATATCCCTAGATAGTACGTGGACTCGGGTCTTCTCCCACTGAGTACCATAGCCGCGTTTGTGTCTGCTTTCTTTATGCTTCCACATTAGGCATAAGTAGCGAATGAAGCACCAAAGTCAACCGTAAAGGTTTCACCATCTTGTAGTGTGATAGCTGAACCATAATCATACCAGCCCATAAGGACGTCGCTGGCATGGGTATCGTCATAGATAACTGCATACTGAAAGGGGCCTACTGTACCACCTGAAGCTGTAATCACTACATCGACAGCGGTCATGGTGCCAGTACCAGACGCCTCACTATAAGCATTCTGAATATCAACTGGGGCCGTGTAGCCGTTCTGGTTGGTAATCTCTGCTAGGTCAGTCTTCACGTCGTCTGCTGACGCTGAAGGGGTGGCATTAGACAGATAGACATTGAATGTATCGGTGTTGAGGTTAACGGCTCCTAATCCTAGATAGCCTATAAAACCCTGAAATTTGTTGAACGTTGCCATGATAACTCCTAATCAGTAATAAGTTGTAAAGTAACGCGCCCGTAGAGCGTTTGAGCGGGGGTTGCATCAGTGCCACAACTGACACCGAGAATGTAAGGGGAATTGGCCACTGTACCGCCTGTGACCTTAAACTGTACCGCCTCACCGATTGGGGTAGATACGCCGCTAATCGTGAGGGCCGCTGTATTAACAATCGGATTGCTTAAGGTGATATCTTCAGGCGAAACAGACGGGCTGATAACAGACAAAACAGGGGTGCCGGTTAACAATTCGCCGCTGTCTAACTTGCCTGAGAAAGAAACCGCCACATTTCTAACCTCTGAAACAGATTTTTCCTGTATTTCTGGGGCTGTGCTCATTATTCGTCCTTATAGGTGTAATGCAGACGGTTGGCGGGTAGTGTGAAATGAAGCCTTCCATCTGGAAGCGTATATTCTAAGCCTGGCTCATCCGGTCCAGTTGCACCGCTGTACGATAAATCCGCCGATAATCCGGTATAAGTATAAGCTTGAGTGTCTACGCTTAACTTCCTAGCCGCTAATAATGCCGCTGCTGTGCCGGTTTCGGTGTAACTGCCTGCCTCTGCGCTGACACGATATCCATAATAAAGGCCTGTGTCTTGGCCTGTTTCTGTGTAGCTTGCGCTTTCGGCACTTAATAAACGGTCATATTCTAAATTGGCTGCTGTGCCTGTTTGGGTGTAAGACGCTGCCTCTGCCGATAAGGTATATCCACCTAACGGGGTATAAGTTAAAGTAGCGTCTTGGCCTGTCCAGGTATAGCTTCCAGCTTCAGCGCCTAAAACCCGTCCATATTCAAGATTAGCGGCTGTCCCTGTTTCTGTATAACTGCCCGCATCAGCGGTTAATGTGTAATTAGTAAGCGAGCTATAAGTAAGCGTCGCATCCTGGCCGGTCCAGGTATACGCAATAGACTCAGCACTCAGTAAACGCCCATATTCAAGATTAGCACTAACACCTGCGACAGAATAAGATCCCGCCTCGGCGGTCAGTTTGCGTCCATACTCTAAATTGGCTGCGGTGCCGGTTTCCGTGTATGAGGCCGCATCGGCGGTTAATTTCCGGCCATATTCAAGATTAGCGGCTGTTCCGGTCTCGGTATAGCTTCCGCTATCCGCTGTTAATGTGTAACCACTGCTAACAAACTGATATGCGCCAATATCAAAGGCGATCGGGGAATCTGCTACGCGGCTAGTCCCATCAATATCCAGTGTAAATAAAGCACTTAAATCGAAGCCCGCGCCTATTGCGTCGGTATCGCCAGAGGCTAAAGCGAAATCAGTAGCACTTGCAAAGCTAAGCGTCGAGCTAGTGACGTTGCTCGAGCCTTCAAGCGTACTATTGTCCGTTAAGCTATGTGAAACGGTAGCAGGGCTGTTCGGTGTGTAGTCGGCGTAGTCGTCTGTACACCCTTGGAATAGGTTGTTCTTGCCTTCGTTTAACTTTACATCGTAGCCGCCAGCAAAACCTCTGGTGCAATCGTTTATCGTGTTGTTGTAAGCGTTATAATCGCCAGACGTACCATAATAATTGAGGAAAATCCCTGTATGAGTAGTCCCGCTAAAGCCATCTACAATGCAGTTTCTAATTGTGCTTA